GTGCTCTTCCGATCTTTGTGACCTGAATAATACCGTTTTGGATACTCCATACAAGACCATTGGATGCACAAACCTTGTCCAACACATTCTTTGCAAGCCCAACATAGCTGTAACTTTCCAATCGCTTAAAGGTTGCTCCCTGTGAAAATGTAATAGGCAACCCCATTTGTCCGGCGGCATCCTGCAAAATCAGCTTGGAATCAGTCGGCTGAAGATAACCAAAGCTCACATAACTGTCCCGCAGTTCCTTGCGCCCGTCCAGCACGTCGATGGTTGTTTTCTGGTCAGCACCATCGTCCTCTGTGACAACATTTGTCACGGTTCCGGTCAATACCATCGGTGTATTACCGCTGTATCCTGCATTGAGTGTGACAACGCAGTCTTTCTCTTCCAGCGCCGCCTTGTGTGCCGGAGAGAGGTTCCAAAGGGCAATTTTTGCTGTGTTAGGGCTTGATACATCGGCTTTTTCCACTGAAAACTGGATGTGCAGTTCACTGATTGCAAAACCGGAAGCTCCCGCCTGTCCGGCAGAAAACTGATAAGCTCGAAGCCAGTTAGCCAAACAGATCCCTCCTTAGTTTTAAAACATCCTCTTTCGGGAAAAAGATAAATTGAGCGTTTTTTTCCTGAAAGTCTTTTCTGCCAATTGTCTGTTTCGTCGATAAAGCACCGAATAAACCTTCTGGCAAACCATGGCAGAGATAGAAGAAATTGAGTGGAGAGTTGGGAACGATTTTGATTCCCTGTACATACGGGGTTCGATTGTGGTCATAGATACCGAATGTCCAGTAATCTCCCTCGAAGTTATAGCTAAAACGGATGAGATATTCTTTGCCGGACAAAACAACGCGGGAAAAGCTGTCGTTATAGTCTGGCACTTCGATTACTGTAATCATGAATTCCCCTCCAATAAATCAACGATAGTTTCTACACCGCTCTCAAGTCCATCCTTCCCAAACAATCCCGTTAGGGCGTTGTAAGCAATTGAACCGTCTTTTTCCGAAGAATTGACACTGTTCGTTGCATTCCCTACAACATTGCTGCCTGTTGTTCCAGAATTACCATAAGGACTGGTGCTGGCTGTCCCCGCTGTCGTTCCGGTATCCCCTCCCCGTCCATATTCGGACGGAATAGCAACTGTTTTAGCAGTTGTCGTTAAGACCTCTTTGAGCGTGATTGGAATTTCCAGTGATGTTTTGGTCGAAACATCATACGGAAGAGAAATGCTCGTGATACCCATGTTCTGGAAAACACCTTTAGAACTGGTGACCGTAATTAGCTGACGGCTCTTGTAAAGTTCCTGAAAGCGCTCTGCTATCTCCTGTACCCGGTTTGGGGAAGCATGTTCCCGAAAGGTGATGGGAGTATTGGTAACCACCACAGTAAGGGTAAGTGTTTTGGGATTTTGGATGATGGTATCCTGAACCGAAAATCCTTCTTCAACAGGATAATCCGGAATTTGGTTTTCCAGCTGAAGCTCATGGTGAATCAAAGCGTCACACTCGATACCACCGATATTGACTGGTTGCGGCTTCATGCTATTCCCTCCTTAATAACCTGTTGCAAATCCTTTTGCGGCTTCGTCAAAGCTGTCATCGGCTGCTTTTCCTATCATTTCAGCTCCTTTTTGCTGCATTTCTCGATCGGAGCCATTGAAGGTGTTTTGGATGTCGTTTTTAATGGTAATGTTGTTTGTGGAGCCGCCAACACCGGCAGAAGCGGCGACTGTTTCCGCTCTGGCAGCAGTCGCAACAGTTCCGTTTTGGGTCAGCTTATCGGCTGCATCCTGTAACCAATCCATACCTTCTCCAATCTTTTCTCCCGCCCATCCGGCAAATTTACCGAGCGGTGTACCTTTCAACCATTCCCACTTTTCCTTGATGCTGTCGATCAGGTCGCCGATAGCACCGATTGCAGCTGTAATTCCTTCAACAACAGCACCGACAACTTCTGCCAACCATTTAATTACTTCCCAAACCACCTTGCCAACCGTTTTTGCAAGCTGGATTGCTGTTTGAATTACTTTACTGATTGTCTCACGTGCATCATCAGCATCAATTCCCATCTGCTCGAAGAACTCACCGATGACACTGGCATCTCCATTTAAAAAGTGAATCAGATCATCAATCGCCAGAGCAATCAGCAGAATAACTGCCACCAATGCAAGCGTTTTGAGATTTGCAAGGGTAAGCAAGCCACTCAAACTTTTAAAGAAAGTAAGGATTTTGCTGGCATTGAGTGCAATCCAGATCGAGCCTGCTGCCATTGCAATCAGCTTGAGCAGGTTTTCCATGCCGCCGACCTTATCGGCCAGTTTATCCACAAAGGCAACTGCCTTGTCGAGCCACTTCATCAGCTTGGAAAACAGGGATACCAGAAATTCAGATAGCTTTTTGGTTAAGCCATACTGCTTGTCTATCTTTGCAATCCACAATCCCCACTGGTTTCGGATGTTGAGCAGTGCGTCCGAGATGGTCATATCCACCTGTGCAAACGACCGGTTGATCTCGTCCGCACCGTTGATAAAAGCGTTTTTGAGGTCGGCAACGGTCAGTTCCCCGCTGCTTGCCATCTCCTCAAACTTCTCCTTGGAGGCTCCCACCTCTTTTTCCAGAAGCTTAACTGCCTCCGGCGATTCTTCCAACAGACGGCTGATCGTCTCGGTATCTACTACACCGCGGGCAAAGGACTGATTGAGGGCTTCCTGCATCTCGGCAACCTGTTCACTCGTTTTTCCAGCAGATCGAAACAGCTTATTGGTCAGCTCCGCATATTGTGCTGCTTCATCGACACTTCCAAACAGTTCCTTGTTTGACTGCACCAGATTGCCGACAAACTTTGCTGTATCTCCGTATGCGGTTCGGCTGTTGTTGGCAGCCTGCAAAATTTTCTGCTGGATTTCGGACTGCTCTCCCATTCCCTCGGTTGCACTGCGAATCTGGTTATTGATACTGCCAAACTCCTCAGAAATCTGTTTTAACTGGACCAGAGAAAAGCCGATACCGAGCGTGGCGACCAGTCGACTGACAGATGATTTAATTGTGGAAGAAATCTCCTGATAGGCTGCTTTGGTCCTTTCAAGCTCTCTTTGGTGCTTTTGCTCCGCACCAGTTTGCTTGTTCGTCTCATTGGTAACCTGCTTGCTTTCACCCAAAATTCCTTTGAGTAATTCCCGGATGCTTCTCTTCTTTTTAGCCTGTTCACCAGTGTTTTTCTGAATCTTATCTTCTTCTGTATTCACCTGGCGAAGTTTTTCGTCCTGATCACCTATGCTATCATTGATATCACGCTGATTGTCCAGGATTTCATCGGTGATGGCTTTTTCTTCCTCAAGCGGTGCGGAATCAGGTTCTTCTATTTGCGGAGATGGTTTTGGAACAGGCGCAGAACCCGACTGTACCAGCGTCTTTGGAACTTTGAGTTTAATTTCTACTGTGAGTTTTTGTAGTGTTTTTTCCCACCGTTTTTTTGCCTTTTCAATTTCTTTCTCCGCTTTTTTTAGAGATTTATCATCCACATCAAAGCCGATGGCGATTGCGATATCCCGAATGGTCAAATTCTCACCTCCTTATCCTTTCATTTCCTCGACCTGTATGCGCTGGATGTCCAAATCACGGATATACAACGCATACAGCTTGAGTGCTTCATCCAGCGAGTAGCAGCTTTCCAGTTCCCACTTGGAAGCGATGCCTGCTTTGATGAGGGTAAACAGCCGAAGCTCCAGTTCCCCAAACTGAGAAGTATCTAAATGGCCGTAGCGCTCTGGGTCAACGCCTCCTGCGCCGGCTCCTGAGTAAGCTTTCCAAAGAGGCTGCCGGCTTTCTCGAAAAAACCGCCGAAGTTCTCCCTGAGCACAAAAAAAGCAAGCTGGAACATTTCGTCCACCTTGCCGCAGAAAATCTCGTCAGCCATTTCCTCTGTCAACCACTCACCATCTGTCTTTGTCACAATGTTTTTTGAACAAAGCAGCTTTTTCATCAGTCTTTCCAGCTTGTCTCCACTCAGAGAAGAAAAGGCTGTCGCCAGTTGTGGTGCCGCTGTTGCAACATCATCGTCCAGACTAATCTTTTTATCCGCAACCAGCGGAGCAATCGCTCCAATCATCGGACCGAGCATCGAGCCCAATTCTCCCGAAAGATTTGCCGCTGTAAAAGCGCCAAAGGGATAGATTACAAAGAGCTCTCCTCCAACGCTTACCTCTTTTCCTTCTACGCGGCGGCTGTAATTTGCCTGCATTATACGTCATCCCTTTCCGATTCCGCAGTGTAGATCACCCACTGACGATTGCCTGCTTTCTTGCCAAAATCGCTGTTTGGCACCTTGGCTACCCATGCAGTTTCTGCCGAAAGCAGCACTTCGCCGGTTCTCTTTTTAATGAGCAGCGGATGGGTAATCAGTTCTCCCTGCCTCAGTCCTGCTGCAAGGCGGGTCAGGATGCGGTTTGCCTTGACACCGTAGAGATTGGTGATGGTCACCTTGGAAGTGGCGGTTGGATCGAGCGAAACGTTGACTGCTCCATCACAGCCGGTAGTCGGCGATGCTTCCTCCGCCATGTCCTCAATCGTCAGAAAGGCATCGTCCGCAAGTCCGGTCAGACTGTATGGTCCAAAGCTGATTAGAATGTCCTTGCAGTTATAGACAATAAATTCCCTTGACATTGCTTACCTCCTTAATATTCGAGCACGCCGCGGATTTCAACATAGTGGATAGCTCCAGCCAATCGAGCTGTGAATTTACAGTTTTTCAGTTCCCTGCTCGAGCGTTCCGCCTGTGTCAAATCCCTTGCTCTTGGAACAGTAACCGTGTAGCCCGGTACCGGATTGCCGTCCTCGTCATATTCGGTCGGTGCAATTCCACCCATCGCCTGACCGCGCTTGAGTGCATAAACCATCTGGGTCTGTACCTGTGCGATGCCATTGTCGGTGTATGGAATTTTGGGATGGGTAACAAACAGATTATAAACACACTCCTGCATAAAGGATTTGAGCCACAACATAAAGCGAATCACATCGATCCATTCACCACCGACAGTTTTACCGCCTTGGGTGATGTACTTGTTTCCATACTCGGTGTAGTACGAGATGTTCGCTTCCTGTAAAGCCTGCATCTGTGTTACAGTAAGCTCAGCCGGAGATACAGCGGCAAGTGTCTTAAAAGACCAGGTTTCGCTGCCCGGTTGATATTGCAGGCCGGTCACAGCAAAAGCAACATTTATGTATTTGTCTGCCTCAATCTTATCTGGGCTGTAAATCTCAAAGCTGTTCTGGTAGGTATCGACCGACAAACTGCTTTTAGTACCGGTGACAGTAAAGCAGGCCATCTTTTCGTGTGCTTCTGCCCACTTTGCGATATCCTCGTTTTTGCCTGTCAATCCCGCCGGACAGATCACAAACCATGCTGTATTTGCCGCAGCGCGATCTAAGGTATCGCTCAGAGATTCCGGTGAATCCTCTGCGGTAACATTTGTTGCCACATAGAGCCGAGACGGTTTTACCAGCTGTGAAAAAGCAACAGCTGCCGCATCATAAACAGCTTCTCCCTCCACCCATCCTGCTGATTTTACCCCTTCCAGAGAGGTATAAACACCTAACGCTTTATAGTCTTCCAATGTTTTGGATGCCGGTTCTGGACCGACGATCAACACAGATTCAAAACCGCTCATGCTGGTAGCCGGTGCGGCAATTTGAATCTGAATATCGACAATGTCATTAAGATTATTACTCATTTTCAGCTTCATCCTCCTTTACCTGTGTTATTTGAGCGCTCTCAAACCATCCTGTTTTGTCTTCTGACTGTTCAGGTGTACCGCCGCCGCTCGGAGATGGGACGGTGTTGTCCTCTCCCTGCTCCGCTGGCGGGGTGACGCCGGAGTGTCCGGTGGTGCTATCTACAAAGCTCAGCACAAATTCCTGCTGGGCGCGGTACTCATATTTGGATTCGTTGAGGAGGGCGCTCACATCCAGCGTATTGCCCTCTTCGAGGATGCTGATGTTGTGTTCCTCCAAAAAATCCTGACCTGCATCTGAACCCAGAAAATGAAGAAAACCCTGCAGGTCGCTCACCGCCGTGTTTCGGGGCGGCGGCGAGGTCATGCCGGGCTTTGCGGTTGATTTTCTGCCGCCGGTATAAAGGTTGAGGGTCACCCGCCCAGTACAAAGATACTGGCGGCTTATCTCCTCATCCCCATATTCGTCCGGATGGACAGATCGCGAAACGTTTGTTAATTTGAGGGCCACGAAGGGGTACGGGGGCTTGACCTGATTGGTCTCGCACCACCGTACCACGGTCCCCGCGAAATACTTTTTGACCAACTGCTCAAACAGCAGTTGTGCCTGTTCGGTTGTCATGCTCTCACCTCCGGCGGGTCGGGCTGCTGGCCTTCCGGCAGGACAACCCACTGACATTCCCAGTGTGCAAGCGGAGTGTGTGCCCATTGCGACGCCTGTTCGCACTCGTACCATTTTCCATTACAGTACAGCTGATCGGCGGGAGTCCCTGTGCGCTGGTTGACGGTATGTACCTCGTCTTTTCCAAAACTTTTGATTCGGTCAAACGAACGTTTACCTTCCGGAAGTGCCTGCAGCTCCTTTGCATTTAAGGACTGCACGTTAAGACGAACCGGAAAATCCTCATACGGATGGCTACCATCCTCGTTTGCCGCCGAAAAGCGACGGAGAATATAGGTTGACTTAAACATCGTCATATTCCCCTTTCCTGCAGATTTTATAGCTGACACCCTGCCGCAGCTGACCGGTATCGATCAGCGGTTTATCTGAGCCTTTTTTCCGGATAGTCGACGGTGCGTTAGGAACAAACTCTCCCTCCACCATCTGGTGCTGCACTGCACCCTTGACCAAAACACCAATATTTTTAAGCGCCTGTTTTCCCTTCATCTTTCCCTCCACCACCTGCACAACCATCTCGGCAGAGGCTTGTTTGATAGAATCTCCCTGCTGGTCCACCGTCTGTGCAAGGAAAGGACGGGATGGAATGGTGTCGGTGCCAAGCTCGTTATACAAAGCGATGTCCACAAGATCAGCGCCTGCGCGTTTTCCTTTTCCCTTGTGCTTTTTCCCTCTCTGAAAGCCGACACGCACCTGCATCTCGGAAAGTTCCTTGAGCTCCTTAAAAAGCTTCTTTCCGGCCGCAGTGGTTTCGTCATGTCCTGCCATCCTAGTCCCTCCGAACCATGATCGGAATGATCGTTTTGCGCAGCCGCAGATATTCCAGCCCATACGGGGTAAGGGCAAGCGAAGAATCCTCCGCTCCTACTGAGGCTGCGGTCGTTCCAAACGAAACAGAGGTGGACCCCTCAGTGTAAGAGGCCACCCCTGCGCGTTCTGTCATATTCCCAAACATTCCCGTTTCCCCCAAGCCCGCCATTTTCATCCGGTGAGCAGTGAGATAAGCGACCGCCTGCTCATACGCAACTCCGAAAGCGGTATCGCTGACAAGCGTTTTGGTCAAATCAATCCATTGCTGTACTGTTTCCTCATCGGTCGAAGCAAACTCCGGCGCAATCAGGCGCAAAAGAGAAGGAAGGTCCATATACAAGACCTCCCTTACTTTTTCCTTGTCGAATTGCGTGTGTTCTCTTTTTCATCTACAGCTGCTTCTCCCGCGGATTCCTGCGGTGGTGTACTTTCCTCACTGCTGTCCTTTGCATCATCCTGAGGTGGTGTATTTTCTTCCACACTATCCTTTGCACCCTCCTGAGGTGGTACGTCCTCTGTGATGCAGATGGTGCCGCGCTTTGCAAAGAAATCGAGCACCGGATTGTTTTCGTATTCCTTTGGCAGCTCATGACTTTCTTCTGGCAGGAGCATCAGGCTGCCCACATGAAGGATTTTATTTCCTTTATTGGTGATTGTTTTCATCTTGATTTCCTCCTGTTTATACACCTACTGCGATAATTGCAGACAGTGGATAGTAGATCATGGCACCGACTACGCGAGATTCACATGGAATCAGCACTTCCAGATTCTTGTTCTGTGCTGGATGCTGGTAAAAAGGCATCGGAATCTCGATGGAAAGTTTGTCTTTGTTGTTGGTGTACAGCAGTGCTACACCCTTTCCTTCACTTACTTTTGCATAAGGGTTTGTATCCACAGCAGTGGAGTTGAGCTCTGCACAAGAAACGACCTGAATACCATGGAGGTTTTCCTGCAGGTATTTGAGCGCCGAGGTGGCGGTTTCCGGAATGCGCTGCAGGCTTAGTCTGGTGTAGGTATCGGAAGGGATTGCCAGAGTGTCTGGATGCTCGGTGTTCTGAGTGGCAAGGTTTACCTGTGCAAGCATTCCCGAAACATCCAGAATGATCTCGTCGATAGTCTTGCTGCTCCAATCGGTTTTGGAGCCCTGTGCACCGGTTCCGAGGGTGTAAATTGGAATATCGTTGTCCTCACTCAGGACGCCGACGAGGTTGTTTTCTGCATCGCCCTTCCATGCAATGCTGTTGGTCAAACGGTCGATGGCATAGCGTGCCGCTTCGCCTTTTCTAGTATCCAGATTCTTTCCAGCCATGCGGGAAGCGCGCATATCCTGTACGCTGTAACCGTAGCTGTCACCCATAGCCTTAACATGTGCTGTCTTTGGCTGGCCGGCTACATCTGCACGCGGCAGGTCATCGGCGTAGTTTGCAATGATCTTTGCAAGACCGCGCTTTTCATAGCCGTAGTAGGTGACAGTCTCTGCACCTTCTGGTACTTCGTGAGTAACAGGGAACATCTGCAGGGCGGTCAGCTCCGGATAAACGCGGTCATAGGTCTTTGCCTTTACATAATCAAGCTCCCTTGCAAAATAGAGGCTTGCATCTTCCTCGCCGTCAAAGCGCATTTCCGGATTAGCGGCAAGGGTGGAAGCGATGCCGGAGCGTTCCAGCACCCTTCTGTCCGTTGGATCAAAGGCGGTATGTTTATTTTTCATGATGCTTCTCCTTTCTTATTATGCCTGTGTTTTGTTAATCTGGTGGTACAGCTCAATTGGCGCAATGTTGGAAGTGTCCTTTGCACCAATAAAGCGGGCATTTAATTCCAGTGTATTTGCCCCATCCGCCGCTGTTTTAAAGCAGCCCAGACCGGCACCATTGATTACCAGATAAACAGGATCGCCATATTTTGGTGTCACGCCCTCTGCAAGGCGCACCCAGATGCGGCCGTATCTGAGGACACCAATGGTGGATTTTGGCTGGATGAGCAGCTCTCCATCCATGTTCATCTCGCGGTTAACGTCATTGATAACGATACCCTCAAATTTTTCGAGAGTTGCACCGGTGGCAGGCAGCTTTACTTCTACGCCGGCCTTTTCCCCCTGCACCACGCCCATGCCTGGCTTTAAGCTCAGGTCGCTCTGCGCATTCATTCGGCTGTCCACACCATGATCGCTCAGGTCATAAAAGCCGCCGGCAGAAGCGGCAGACATTCCCTGTTTGTAGTTTGTCCACATGCTCATTATCGGTTTCCTCCTTTAGTATCCTTGCCACCCATTGTAGCAATGCCATCCATTCGGGCAATCATCTTCATACGGAGTGCAGCTGCACTGTCCGCTTCTGGCTGCTTGTGCGCTGGTCGGTCGGAGCTGTCGCCGCGCATCTGCTGACGCTGATACTCCACATCCTTGCGCTTGCCAATGCTTTCCTTGGTGATATCAAACATGGCATCGATGTAGGATTTGTCCTTGCCGTCCAGACGGATATTCGGATTTACCTTTTTGATGATCGCTTTCTTTGCGTCCATCGGTTTCATCGTTTCGATGCCGTCCATATTGAGCTTGTCACCCAGTCGGATCAGCTCGATTTTCTGGCTGATGTAGCTTTCCACCGCGTCAAGTCTGACGCTGTCCATATTGACCGGCGTTTCCTTCTTTTCCTCCTGCGGCTGCTGCTCTGCACCTTCCTCATCGGCATTGTTTTCTGTGCTTTTGTTCTCTTCGGACGCCTCATCAAAGTCGATCTTTGCCTGCAGCTGTGCGATAAAATCCAGCAGCTTCTGGATATCCTCGTCCTGCTGGGCAATGACGCCGTTTGCTTCGTCCATCGTTTCACAGTCGCCGGAAGCATCCCTACGGTCGCGGCGGTCTTTGACATCCTGCACAGGATCGGAAGCGGTACCCTCCCCTTCATCCTGATTTCCCTGCGGATTTTCTTCAGAACCTTCCTCATCGGCAACCATCTGGCTGCTCTGCTGCATTCTCTGCTCTTTGCGTTTTTTGTACTCCTCCACCAGTTTTGCAATCTCCTCCGGTGTAAGCCCGTCTTTTCGTTTGGACATGGTGTTTCCTCCTTTTTGATTTTGTTGTGTATCTTTCCCGTCGATGTTCAGACGGGCGCTATCCCCTGCTCTGGCTTTTTCGACCAGTGCCAGGTGATTGACACGGATATTTCTCTGGATGGCATCATAGGGCTGACCCTTCCATTCCCCTGGGGTTTCCTCCAGATCGAGGCTGTACCCGACCGAAAGCTCCCGCAGTCCATAGCTGAGCGAATGTGCGTCGTGGATGACAATTTGTGCCCGCACATTCTCCCCGTCCTGTATCCCCTCCGAGAGGATGGTGCCGATGTGCTCCTGTTGGACATTTTCGGTGTCGATCATCCCTGCCTCATGGGTCAGGATGACCGGCTTGCCCTTGTAGCTTGCAAGGCTTTCGGGTGCAAATACCTCCTCAGGGAGGCGCAGCTCCCGACGGATGGTTCCATCTGGATTTTGATATTCAAAAATACCCACCCTAGTCAAGATGGGATTATCCATTAAATATCCCTCCGGCGTAAAGTAGGTTTCGCTCAGAGGGATGCTGTCATAACGTTGTGCGATTGTTCTCACCTTCTCAATTTAATTTTTCTCCTGAAGCCATGGAAAGGAAACATTCAGGTTAAACACCGGCAGCGCCACACACCGGCAGCCGTAGTCCTCCCCAGGATGGCAGCGCCGGCCGGTTTTTGGGTCGGAGACCGGCGGGTCATCCCAGGAAAACTTTTTACCATTGAGCTTTCTGTGGTGCTGACGCACCCTGCTGTCGTGAACCGAAGACCAGATATATTCGCGCACACCGGCATCCGTCTGCTGCTGTCTGGTCAAACGGGACTGCAGCTTGCCGACCTGATCGCGGGCGATAAACTTTGCGCGGTTCTGGCTCACCTTACAGGTATGCTGGATGTGTTCTGCAATCTGCTTGACCGGCACCTGATTGGAAATATCCTCCCAGAGCACCTGCCGCAACTGTTCGACAAGCTCCTGCGGGATGGAAGAAATCATCCCGAGGTTTTCCTGAAACCACTGTTCCAGCAGTTCCTGATAAAAAGCCTCATCATAATAGCCGGACAGGATCTTTACTCCCAGCGTCCGCTCGACCGCCTGCTTCCATCCGCGGTTGACCACATTGCGAACAAGCAGCGCTGCGGCTTTGACCTGCTCGGTGGTGTCGTCCTGTTCCTCCTCTTTTTTGAGATCCTCCATCATTTTGGAAAGGTAGAGGTCGATCAAGATCGGAAGAGCGTCGTGTAGGGAAAGAGTG